TCCTGTAACAATAGAAGAGCCTGTAGCACATACAGGATCGTCACCTTTCTCTTTTACTGGTAGGTAGTACAGATATCTGTACTATATAAATACATGACAACAAATACAGACTCTCCCGTACCCGACAACTTTAGATTTTCTCGCGGTGAATGGATACTTATCCAGGATCTTCCTCGATATGGATTTGATAATGAAATTTTAGGAGGTTTAATGAAGCATGAAATCATGCCTCAAGGCATACGCTACAAAGGTAAGATCTACATACCAAAGATCAATATTCTCTCGCTAATCAATAAGATGATCAAGGCAAATTTGGCCGTTCGCGACGCTACAGATAAGTTAGAGAGTATGGCTAAGGACACTATGGAAAGTGTAGAACAAGATCTGACGCTCGCAAAACTGTCAACAGAAACCGTTTGAACTATATAAATTTATGGCTGATACAACTGAAGAAGACCTGATTAAGGAAGCATTAGAGAGATTTGAGTATGCTCACGATCAGTGGGAGCGTATACATGACCAATATCGTGAGGATGTTAGATTCTGCGCGGGGAACCAGTGGGATGATAAGATTCTCAAGATACGAAACATGGAAGACAGATCTTCTCTAAACTACAATAAGCTATTAGCCAATATTAAATATATTGTTAACAATGCTAGAATGAACATGCCGTCATTGGCGTGTAGTCCATATACGGATGGTGCTGATCAGAATACTGCAAAAGTATATGATGGTCTTATCAAGTATATCATGTATAATAGTAATGCTAAGACCGTATTTGCCAACTCCTTGAAGCAAGAGATGATGGGCGGACTTGGCGCTTTTCGTGTAGTTATTGAGCCAGATATGGATGGCGAACCTGATTTCTATATTCGTGGTATTCGCGACCCTACTAATGTATATATTGATCCAGATGCCGAACGTTTTTGCTTTGAAGATATGAAATATGCGTTCGTTATATCATGGATGCTGAAAAAGGATTTTGAAAAGAAGTACCCAGAAGCTAGCACAGAACCATTAGATCCTGAGAGCAATTGGTTTCAAAAGGATAAGGTACAGATAGCAGAGTATTGGTATAAAGAAGATGGTCAAGTTAAAATGGTCATCATGACAGCCAATGAGATTCTGGAGAAGCTAGATAACTATAAGCCGCGATATATTCCTATTGTTTATATTGTTGGTGAAGAGTTTGTTGTTGATGATATAAAAGAGTATAAGGGCATTTGTCGTGACGTTAAGGATATCCAAAAACTACTCAACTATACCAAGTCTGAAATAGCTGATTATTTAGCTAGATCTGCAAAGCAGCAGTGGCTGATATCTGATAAACAGATGGGTCCTTACCAAAAGGTTTGGGATTCCAACAACATACAACAGTATAATTATCTGCCATACGAAGACTCTGGCACCGGTGCTCCTGTACCAATACAACCACAGGTACCACCAACAGCACTTATCCAAGCAGCGCAGGATGCTGATACAGATCTAAGATCGGCTATTGGTATTAGAGACCCATTACAGGACATCCCTCAAACACAGTCTGGTAAGGCTATAAATCTGCAAATTTCAGAGGGAAACATTGGTATCTATAACTATTATGATTCGCTCAAAGATGGGATCTTGATGTTGGGCAAGATCTTAGTAGATGCTATACCACATTATTATGACGAACCTAAGATAGCTCAGATCATGGGTGAAGATGGTCAGATTACTGCGGCTAAGATCAACCAAGCATACGTTGAAAATGGTCAATGGGTTAAACACGATCTTACATCAGGTAAGTATAGCATCCGTCTAAGTACAGGACCTACCTACGAGTCACAGAGATCCGAGACAGCCGATCGTCTATCTGACTTGGTCACAAAATACCCCGCCATGATGCAACTTGCTGGTGATCTGATTGTAAAGAACCTGAACTTCACAGGTGCTGATGAGCTGGCTATGCGCTTAAGAGCTGCAATACCATCACAGGTACTTGCTGCATCTAATCCAAGCAATGCTGATCAAGCACCACAACAGCTAGCTGCCACACAGAATCAGATGCAGCAGATGCAACAGAAAATGCAACAAATGCAAGCAGAGAACCAGGCTCTTAAGCAGGAGCAGGCCACTCACTTGCAGGCAGAACAGGCTAAGCATCAGATGCAGATGGAAGCTATGCAAGCAAAGTATCAATATGACTTATCTCTACGTCAAGCAGATTCTAAGGAAGATAAATCTTTGGAAGCTACAAAGATGGAGCACGACATAGTTAATCGTCATATTGAGAATCAGACTAAGATATTCCAGCAAGAAATGGATCATAGACACGACATTCATAAAACTGAATTAAATATGCTAGTCGTGAAACCAAACCAACAGTAATAATTTAGAGAGCCTAACAAGCTCTCTTTTTTATTATTGTGTTGTTGTACATGCCTGTACTACTATATAAAAGTATGGACACAGAAACACCCATTACAGAACCAGTAGAAGTTGAAGTAGAATCTAATCCAGTTGAAGTAGTTGAAACTACCAATAACTCTGAAGCTACACCAACACCAGAAGAAACCAAACCAGAGCGTCCCTGGAATAAAAAGGAACCTGATCCAATTCCGTATCATAGGTTTCAGGAAGTTAACAACAAGTTCAGAGAAACTGAAGCACGCTATAATGAGATGCAGCAGAAGTATTCTGAATTAGAAGCTAAGGTCAATGGCCCTAAAATGCCAGAGATCACAAATATTGATGACATTAAACCTGAACAATTCAAGACCGCTGATGGTGAGGTTGATAATTATGCTTGGCTCAAGGCTCGTGAGGCGTATCTCCAGCAGGAAACATTTAAGGCTTTTGAAGCAAGACAGAGACAGCAAGAATATCAGCGTGCCGCTGCTCAGGTAGAAAAAGACCTAGCATCTAAATTTGAAGTGCGCCTAGAAGAGTCTATCAAGGCTGATCCAGAAGTTAAGGAGGCTACTGATTGGTTTACTAAACAGTATGCTACAAAACTATCCCCTCAGGTACGGTATGCGATTGTTACTGACGAGAATGGTCCAGATCTTATTAAGCACTTGTGTACAGATGGTGCTGACATTATGCAAATGCTATCATCTAATGATGAGATTGGCGCAATTAGGGCAATGGCAAAGTGGAGTGCAAAGTTCTCACGTACCCCCGTATCTAACGACACATCCGAATCAGAAGAATCTGATAGTAAACCAACATTCACGCAGAGTACAAAGCCTGTAACACCAACAGTAAAGGGTACTAGGGCACCAACAAAGAGAGTTGAAGATATGAGTCCAGCAGAATATAGAAAATGGCGTACTGGTAGGTAGACTATATAAATTATTAGAGGGGCTAAGAACTCGTTAAAATACCTTAGTTGTAATTCTCACAATGCAAGCCCTGCATAGATGAGAAGTAAAAAATGTGCAGGGCAAACATAACCGCCTAATAGGCAGAAAAGTGAGATACAATAATGGCTAATACAGTACTTACCTCTACCATCATCAGTAAGGAATTACTGATGCAGTTTGAGAACAGCTTGATCGTTGCTCGCAAGGTTGACTGGCAGTATAACGATAAGTTTGCTACTTCAGAGAATAAGATTGGTGCTCAGTACCGTGTTCGTATTCCTGTCCTGTTTTCAGTAAATCGCAACAACCTAGCATTCAGTGCTCAGGCAGTAACTGAAAAGTATTCGCAGTTGACTGTTTCTAACTCGTACACTGTTCCGTTTACTTTCTTTGATGCTGATCTTGCCCTGAAGATTGAAGACTTCTCTTCGCGCTATGTAAAGCAGGCCGTGGCAGTGCTTGCGGCTACATTTGATACAGATATTGCTAGTGCCTGTGTTAACTGCTATGCTGGTTCATCTGTTGATGGTGGCGTTACTACTGCTACCCCAAATAGTGCTGGTTGGGTTGTTGGTTCGTATGCTACAGCATTGACTTCCGATACTATTCTTAATGCATTCCAGGTCCTTCTTGACTCTGGCTGCCCGGACGATGGTGATATTGTTGGTGTTTTGTCACCGCGTGCTAACCGTCAGCTTGCTAACGCTCAGTTAACGCTGTTTAATGCCCAGGAATCAATTTCTCGTATCTACACAAAGGGATACATTGGAGACTTCTCCGGCATTGAGTTCAACGTTTCTCAGTCTATGGCTACACACGTAAACGGCGCTCAGGGTACATTGGCTGTAACTTCTGCAGCTAGTAACAGCTTGTCTGCTTATGCTGAAACCGGTACTTTGACAGTTACTGCTCTTACAGGAGCGGTTAATGCCGGAGACGTGTTCGTTTCTACTGTTTATCATGTTAATCCTCTTACTAAGGCCGTAACTGCAAACTACAAGCAGTTCACGGTGGTTACTGCGGCAGCTATTGGTGCAACTACTGTAACGGTGTCTCCTGCTCCCGTTGTTTCTGGTCCAGATCAGAACATCTCTGCACCTATTGCAAGCACAACTCTTACTCTCATTGATGCTACTGCTGCAAGTGGCCAGGAATCCTTGGTATTCCATCGCGCCGCTATTGCTGCTGTATCTCCCAAGTTTGAGATGCCGAAGAAGAGTTCGTTTGACATGGCCGAAGAGATTGATGAGAATCAGCTACGCGTTCGTTTCCTTCGTGGGTATGACATGGTAGGAGCTTCGGGCACGGTAGGGTTTGTCTCGCGTCTTGATAGTTTCTTAGGATTTAAGACTTTACGTCCTGAGTGGATTATCCGTATTCGTCACAACTAAGCAGAAAATCTTATTGTAACATAAAACTGAGCCTCATAGAAATGTGGGGCTTTTTCATTTCTACCTATATATTGATATGCTAAGTACTCTCACTGTATACGACCTGTTATTCTCGGCACTTAGGGCAGCCGGTGTTGCATATTTTAATGATAGCATACCACCCAACCAAGCACGAGAAGCACTGATGCTGCTTAATGCTATACGAGCAGAGTATTCTATCAACAATAGAGCTAATCTTAAGTTTGATCAGACATATTCAGCAACCACAAACAAACAATTTATCACATTAGGTACGGACAACACAGACCCGTTAAACCCTATTGCTGGTGATATACCAATAAGACCAAGTTCTATAGATCAGATCATACTGATGAATAGCTCGGCAAACGGTAATAATAACTTTTTATTGACGTTAAAAACATATGAAGAGTACAGATCTAAAATAGTACAGAATGTGTTTGCTATTCCAGATAGCGCTTATCTGGATTCTGAATATCCTCTGCAAAATGTTTATTTTTATCCAGGACTATCTCAGGGATGGGCTGTACGCGTACAAGGTCGTAGATACTTAACAGATTATGAGAATGTAACAGATCCCTATATTGACCCTCCCGAATACTTCCAAATGCTATATCTTGAGTTAGCTACTAGATTGCTTGGTCTGTATGGTCAGGATGTTCCTCAAGGATTAATCATACAACTTAGTGGCTGCAGCAAGCATATCAAGGCACGAGGTTTGATGAACGGAATGCACAGAACACGTAATGACTTCTCGGGTGGCAGTCCATTTAACTTCTTTGGCGGGGTATAATCGATGGCTAATATTACAGCTACTACTATACCGCTAGGATCAAAGCCTTATGCTTCACCATTCTACTCTCTTGGTATTGAGGTATGTCAAAATTTATATCTTGAAGTAGCACAGTCAGAGAACTCTAAAGCTCAATATTATTTGCTCAAGATACCAGGCATGCGTAAGTTTGGAACAACAGATGCAATAAATAAAGGAGCTTGTCGTGGACTATACACATCCGCAGCCGGAGCAACTTATGGTGTGTTTGGTAATAAGTTCTATGAAATAGATATGAATGGTTCTAAAACAGAACTTGGTACATTAATCACATCTACAGAGCAAGTACAGATGGCTGAGAATGGCAAGCAGTTGATGCTTGTTGACGGTTCTGCTGGTTATATATTTGACTATACTACAATTACATTCACACAGATTAGAGATGAGTATTTTCCAGGAAATGCTGAAGGTACTCTAGCACCGACACATGTAGCTTATAATGATACAAGGTTTATCATCAATGTACCAAATACGAATGAATACTACTACTCAAACCCTTATTATGCTTATAATGCCGATAATACATCTAAAGATTATGATCCAGCAGTAATTGATGGCTATTGGAATCCAATCCAGTCAGGTCGTAAGTTTGCTCAAGCAGATAATATTGTTGGTTTATGTTGTGCTCAGAACTATGTGTGGCTGTTTGGGTTGAATACTTGTGAAGTAGCTTATGATACAGGTAACTATAATGGACAACTATATGCACGATATGATGGTGCCATAATGCAGATAGGCTGTAGTTCTCCACGTTCCATTGTCAACATTGCTAACAATGTATATTGGTTAGGTTCAGACAGAACTGGTATTGTTGGCGTATTTACTAACAATGGTATGCAACCACAGCGTATAAGCAAGCGTGGGTTAGAGCAGATTATTGAAGAGATGGATACATACTCGGATGCAATAGGTTATGCTTATTCTCAAGCAGGTCATACATTTTATGTTCTTCAATTTCCCAAGGGAGGACGTACTTTTGTTTACGACACAGTTACAGATTCTTGGCATGAGAGAACATACCTTAATCAGGCAACAGGACTTGTTGAAGCACATAAAGCATTATATGCAACGCATAATTTTGATAAGCTTATCGTTGGTCATAGCACACACAGCACAGTGTTTGAGTTTGATCCAACATACTATCTTAACGACAATCCAGACAACGAGTTGACTAATTACATAAAGTGTATCAAAACAAGCCCCATCAGCTTTAACAATGGTACTCTTGTCCGTTATAATGCCGTTCAACCAATTTTTCAACAGGGTGTAGGTTTAGCTAAAGACACAGTATACGATAATGCTATGGAACCTAAATGCTGGATTGCTTGGTCTGATGATTCTGGAGAATCTTGGTCAAGTGAGACAGATGCTCCTATGGGACGAATGGGCGAATATTTCAAACGTAGCCGTGTATTTACATCTGGAATAGGAAGAAATAGAGTTTGGCGAATATCCGTAACAGCTCCTGTGCAAGTTATTCTTATAGGTATAATCGTAGAGTCTTTACCCTGCAGGTTCTAACATGTCTACTGATCAAAAAGTAATTGCTAGTCCCATCCCAGTAAACACACCATTACTAGACAGTGGTATGATGTCTCTTCCTTGGACAAAGTATCTCAAGAATCTTGGTGATATTGCTACAAGATCTAGTACACCACAGAACAAATCTCCTGTTACAGGTACATCAAAGTATTTGGGCATTGTAACAGCATATCCACCGAGTTCTGTTGCTGGTAATACTTGTACAATTGGCACAGACAGTTATCTATACAATGGAAGTAGTTGGAGCAAGACTCTTACTCATGTGTTAAATGGGTCGTTATGCTGCATATCGCATGATTTGGGATCTGCATCACCAGCAGCATTTAGTCTAGATCTGCCCTTTGAGTCTGCTCTGCCTTTTATATATGAAAACACAGAGTATCTTGCTGGAACAAAAGAAGTAACTATACCGTTAGGTCGTCGTGTTGTATACCTGACATACACAATCAAGAATTAACTATATAATAATATGGCTGGATTATTTGGATCACTCGGAGAATCATCAGGAGCACTAACTTCTGCACTCGGTAACTATATCGGCATGCAGCAAGCTAATGACTCCCTAAATACAGCAAACAAAGATTATCAAAATCTTTCTAACAAGGGTATAAACACTCTTCAGCAGGGGCAGCAAGGAGCTAACGCAGCTTACTCGCCGTACACTTCTGGTGGTGAAACTGGGCTAAATGGGTTCACGTCTGGTATAGTTAATCGTCAGCAAGCGACAACACCAACTGTTACTGATAATTCTGCAAGCAATGCTGTTAATAACTATCTTAACCCGTCGGCTGCTTATACTACAGACCAAAGCAATAAAGCTATGGAAGCTAATGCTATCGCTTCCGGTGGAACTGGTGGTGGTTTAGCTAAGGCACTATCCGCAAACACAGCCAATCTTGCCATGACTAATTATAACAATGCTTATAATCAGATGCTTCAAGGCAATAATCAGACGTTTAATCAGCAACAACAGAATTACTCTAACAACAACAATTATCAGCAGCAGCAGATCCAAAACTACGGTAATCTGGCTAATATGGGCTTGTCTGCAACTAATTCTAACCAGCAACTTCAGCAAGGTTACAACTCTGGTATCAACACAGATTATCAGGGACAAGCTGAGACGGCGTGGAATACTAATGCTTCCAAGGCCAAGAACTTCAACTCGGGTATCAACAACACATTTGGCAACATTGCAAATAGTCAATCCTCAGCAGGTTCTGCATTAGATAGCCTGTATGGGATGGGGGGTTAATAGATGACTGCTTTCGCAGATGTTACCGGCGGTATGAACCCTCTTCAATCCGCACAAGCATTAAACACAGCTCAGCAGGGTTCACGCGATGAGATTGACTGGGCAAATAAGCAATTACTGAGAAATTTGCAGTCTGCCCATACAAATGATGATGGTTCTCTGGACCAGTTTGGCTTTATACATGCAGCATCGTCTCATGGTGTTGGCCCGGATGCGGTAAAGGCATGGCTAGCAAATCAGAACGACACATATAATACTGCTACTAATCAGAGCACAACAAATATGCTGTTGAAGACACTTAGCCTTAATCCTGATGCTCTTAGAGATCAAAGTAAGCTACCAGGACAGCCTGGGGCTGGTGGAATGAATTCTATTGATGGTGAACAGATACCTGCTGGTCAGTCTATTCAATATAATAATGAACAAGGTGCCGGAGCCCCTCAAGGTAATAGCACATTAAATTTAGATGCTTCTCCTGACACATCAGATGAAGTTAGGGCTAGAGCTGCAGCACGAGCTAATGGTGCCGCAGCTTTTACTCCTACACAATCTCAGCAAAATCAGGTGCAAGAACAACATACCGGTGCTGCTGCATTTAGCCCTAAGCCTGTAACAGGAGCTAAAGCTATGACTTCTAGTGATGATAATACAGCATCTAATCAGGTTGTTGTACATGCGTCTAATCCAGAAGCCAATAGTGGTGGTACCTTTACTGCTCCTGCGCCTCAAGACAATAGTATGTCATATACTTCTACACCAGATAGGCGTAGCATTTTAGAGCGTCTTGCTGATTCTGGATCAGGAACGCCAACACTACCGAACGGCAGTACAACAACAACTAGTGGCGATAATGCAAATATATTTAATTATGATAATGTAGTAAAAACAGGAAATCTAAATCTGAAGCAGGGTGTTGATGCTACTTTAGCTAAGATGGGTAAGTCACAAAATCAACAAGGTGTTGATGCGATACTTGAACAAGCAGCTCATGGAGTTCCTGTACCTACCCCCCAAATGAAAGACGGTAGGCTTGATGTTCTTGGATATACACAAGAAGTGCAAGCATATGGGGCTAAGGTTATGGCCGCTAAAACTGCTGCTGCTAAAGCTTTAGCTGATGGTAATACTACAGCATTATCTGAAGTTCTTGGTAGAGATCAGTATTCTATGGCTAAAGCCAACCAAGAGAAGGAATTCAGTCAGGTATCACATCCGGCTATTAGTGGCTACCTCCCATCGCCAGCAGAGAAACAGAATTTAACTGATGCTTCTGCCGCTGATAAAGAAATCATAAGCTTAATGCAAAATCCACCATCGCCTAATTCTGCGGAGTGGGGCGCGTTTAAGTTGATGCTTGGCAAGTCAATAATTAAAGGTATGAACTTGCCTGTTGGCGAGGGTATGGTTGACGCTGTTGGTCAGCAGGTACAGAATGGTGCAAACATAGGCGACGTTGTAAAAAGTGCAGCAAATGGATTAGTACAAAACGGACTTAGTGGTGCTGCTGCTAATGCTGCTGCTACCGGCATGGTGCAAGCATACCAATCAGCATTAGGTATAAATAGCATTGATGGCGCTAAATATCTTGTAAAAGGTACTAGTGACTTTATCAGAAACAAATGGTCTGCCTATGGCAAAGGCGACAAATTTGATGAGTTTTTTCCTGAATATAAAGGTGGTGTAGGCGGAGGACCTGCGGCAGGTAAGAAGACAGGTCCTGGTGCTTTTACACCTAAAAAGACTGCAGGACCATTATCAGGATCATCATTCTAATGGCTACAGTAGATGATATAGCTAATGGATTAGAGTCTTTAGGCGCTACAGTAGATAGATCTACTTTTGCCCAAAAGATGCAGGATCCCAACTTCTCCGAGAAGGTTCGCAAAGCATTAGCTTCTGGTGGGGCATCTGTATCTGATTCGTCAACATTTTATAATACTTATGGGAATCAGCATCAGGGGCAGGTAAGATCCAGCAATTCTGGATTGCAGTCTAATGATACACTTCCAACGTCAGGAACCGATAATGGTCAAACAACACTAGAAACAAGTGTACCTACAGCTATAAATGAAACTTTTGTACAGCCAACAAAGGACTATCTCAATCGTTTAGATAGAGATTATGCCGGTCCTGTAGTAGACTTAGCAAAGAAAAATCCAGGCACTGTTGCAGCCATTGGCGCTACAGCTCTATTTCCAGAAGCATCCCCATTAACTGCTGGCTTGATAAACGCAGCAGCTTTTGGTGCCGGTGAAGCTATAAACAAAGCCAATCCTCTGACAGATGAGCCCAATGAGTGGAAAACAGAACCGATATCTGAGAATGCCTTGTCTGTTGGTGGGTCAGCTCTTGGTGCTGGTCTAGGTTCGGGCCTAACATCTGCTTTAATGCGTGATTTGGGATCTTTTTTTGGTGGTCCTGGTGCCAGAAAAGCAGCATACAAAGAAGCTGAAAACGCAGCACAAGCGCAATATGCAAAAAACAGAAGTGCTTTAAGTGATATTAACCAGGAATTCAATCCAGGAATATCTAATGCTGTCAAAGACAACACTGTTCCCGTTTATAGCGCACCAACAGCATCCAGAGATGATTGGACTTTGAGCAATACAGACGAAGCTCTAGCAGATGCTCTTTCTAATGCCCAACGAACAAAACTAGATGCAATAAAGTCGTATATGGTTCGTTCTAATCCAGAATCTTATAAAGGTTTTGGCTTAACGGCCATGCCATCGGATAAAGAGGCCGTTGATTTTTATAAGGGCATCAATAAGGGTATAGAGTTACCGGATTCTCCTAAAGGTATGAACTTTCTTAGTGGGCTACCTAATAAAGTTCAAAAGACAGCCCAGATTATGGGCGAACTACACCCAAGAATTGCGGGTCCTCTAGTAAGTTCTTTAACCAATAATTTTGCAATTCCATCCGTAATAAAATCAAGTGTTGATTATGGTAGCAAGCCACTATCACTCATTTCTGGTTTGGGTGGTTTTGGTGTTGGTGACTTGATAGGATCAGCACCTGCACTAATTAGGAAGCAAAACCAAGCAGCAAGGTGATTATTTTTTGCCGGGAACAAACTTGTGGTAAAGTTTATACGCTTTTATGCACACATTGTATATCAAACCACCACACATAAAAAAACAAATATAACCCGTTACGCCGAGTAGTGGAAATATACCACAAATAATTACTATAAGAACTATAAGTGCTGCTATGATAGACATCCTCAATCCTTTCGTGTTATTGGCTATGGATAGAAGTTAACACAAAAATGCGCCCATGTCAACAGGTTTTTACATGTGCTATATATTTGTATGGCCGGTACTCTATTAACTCCAGTTATCCTACGTGAATGCACAAATGATGGTAAGCTAGCATCGGGTGCTCAGTTGTTCTTCTCCGAATCTGGAAATGATATCGGGAAGGCAGTTTACAGTGATCTTGCATGCACCATACCCCGCACTAATCCCGTTATCTGTGACGCGTCTGGCTGGCCTGGCGCAATCTACGGTTTAGGTCTTTATCGTATACGTGTATCTGACTATCGCGGAGGTCAGATAGTTCCTCCTGTTGACGGTTTAGGTTCTGGTGGTGGTGAAGACCCTAGTTCTAGTGTAGGATATACATTTGTTGGAACTTACAATGATATCAGAGCATTGGCAGGAAATGTTACTGTAGCTTACTGTACTGGACGAGAAACCGCAGGTGATGGCGGTGAGGGCTTGTTTGAACTTGTGCCTGGATCTACTGAAATTGATGATGATGGTGTTATTCTAACTAATACGTCTGGGTCTATGGTATGGCGTAGAATTACCGATGGCTATATGAATCCTCGGTGGTTTGGTGTAGTATATGATGCATTAGTGAGCCAGAGTGGGCCTATGGTTGTGGCATTGCGCTCGTCTGCTAGGCACAATTTGCCCCTACGTTTAATGGGTAAGATATATATAACGTCAAATCTTACCATACCTACAGGAGTTACAATCTGTGGTGGGGGCAGCTTTGTTTCTGGTAATAGCATTAGAGTTACCTTTGCTGCTGGCAGTAAGATTCTACCTGATAGTACAAATATATTTGGACAAAACGTAACAGCTCAGATTGATGCGTCTGCTGCTGACGAAATAAAGTTCACATACTTTTCCGATATATCAGATGATGACATCTTAAGTAAGTTTTTAGGATCTGTAACATCTAGCGATCAGACACTTATACTTGATAGAACCATCAATATTGCATCACAGAATATATCAACAACGCATCCACTAATGTTTATAAATAATTCCATTATTGTATGTACTGGCATTATTAGTGGTACAATGACCATAAGTATTCCTAACATAGCGCTGCCTGAAGTTCCATATCAGATATTCAATCTTGATCGCACTAATGTAGCCAATTATGCTTTTGACTTTGGTGATAATTATATGATGCCTGATTGGTTTGGTACACAGACTACAGATTGGGTTTTTGAAGTTAAAATGGCATCTCTGTCCGGTAAGTTAGAAATACCTGATGGAAAAACATATCCTGTTATGACTAGTTTGGGAACATTTACCAATCTATCTATCCACGGTAAAGGCACCTTAAATTTATATGTTGCCTTGAATGTAACAGGAACACTGGATATAGAATATACAACCATACAGAATAACTATAATGGCCTAGGGTCAACTAGAACCATTAATGCTGAGTATACTGATAATAAGCTTTATGTTGACCATAGCTTTGGCGCTGTAAAAACAGGAGATATGTTCCAGATATACAATGGTTCAACCCTAGTAACTACAATAACAGCCACCGCAGATTCTGATGGTAGTTATGTCGCAGCAGGCGCTATAACATTCTATACAGCTAATTTTAATGTTGTTCCTGGAACTTTCAATACATTAAATTTAAGTACAAATACATCAGGCGTGTCGTTCCCAGCAGTTAAGGCTGGAGACACCTTTGGATTCAGAAATCTATCAACAAACTACACAATAACAGCAACATCGGATAGTCCTGTTAGTGCTGGTCCTATCCTTAATTACACACCATCCATAACTCAGAGTATAGCTAACTATTATCCACTATACTCATACTCACAATCTACAGGTCTTACTCTAAAGTACTATAAGTATGCCGATGCAAATAGTGTGTACTGGACATCACCTGCTTTATTGACAGGACACTCGGCAACAATTAGTTCTAAGATGAACGCAACTGCGTCCAACATTATTGGTTTCAATCTTTATGACAGATCTGAGAATGGGGCTTACGCCAACCCTTTTCTGTATAGCCCATGCCTGCCACAAATACTCAGTGCTGATTTCTTAGCTACAGACGCGTCTGGCTATATCATACCAGGTAAGAGTTCCAATATTTTGGTTAGTGGGACCGATTTTACTATTGATTGCACTAATATGACTACTAATGTTCCTGCAAGAACAGATAGTATTAGACTAATAGCCCTAAGCAAATCAGTAGCTGTATTACAAATATCGTTAAGCTGGGCTAGAACTGTAAGTGGTTCTACAACAGTACCATTAACTGCTGATGATACTTACACCTGCAGTATAAATGTTAATCCTATTTCGGATGCGCTGAAGTATTGGATTAATTCTAATGTCATATTAATTGGTAGCACATTGTTAGCAGTTAATGCAATACAGAGTGATGCGATTCCATATACACACCTAGAATGTAATATACCATATGGGCTTAGTGGTATTTTTGGTGATCACGCTAACTTTGCCTTGCTAGGTGCAAAACACACATCTGTATCTAACCCCAGGGGTCTAGTACAAAGCCTATATGGACCTACAGCATCAACACCAGCAATATGGAGTTCAGGTTTGCGCTGGGGTGATATATTTGCAGATGCTCAAGTCAGCACACCTAGTGGTGTAGCTTGCACAATAGAATTTAGCGCGACTGTGCTAAAGACTGCATAACTATCCATGTGCTATATATTTGTATGAACTTTGGATGGTACCTAGAACAGTTTACATTTAAGGGCAGGCCGGTTTCTGGAGGAACTGTAGAGTTCTTCGTTGCTGGATCTACCACGACGCCTAAAAATATATGGTATGATGTTGCTAATACTGTAGTGGCACCAAATCCAATTACATTGGATGCTTCTGGCACTATGCCACAGATATATCCAGAATCTGGTTTGTATCTTGTTGTTCTTAAGGACGCAGATGGCTCCCTTCTTTATACGCGTGATAACGTACAAGCTGGCGGAGGAGGATCTACATCAGATGTAGATTTGCATAGGTTCTTCACTTGGTTTATCTGCTTAGAATCATACCCAAAACCACCAGAAATGGACGCTACCTTGCTTTCCAATACGGACAAGGAGATGATGGTAAAATATGGGTATCCTATTGCGGCCCAACTGCAGCAGAGTAATTTTACTACAGGCACATCACTGTGGTATCTATTATCTTATGATGGTGGAGATCCAACTAAAGATCTGTGGAAAGAAGTTAATCTAATATCTGGTGCTGAAATTATTAATGTTGATAGAACTCTTAGAAGAAATCTAGCACCACATTTTGATCTACCTATAAATGTCAATGATCAACCTGTATTCACAGCATTGCCTGCAGGTGAGTATTCATTAGTTTTATCTGGCGATAAGTATTGGTGGAATCCACAGGTAGTAAAAGAGTTTCCGGAACCTGTGTCAAATACAACATCTGCCTTAATACATGATTCTTCTGATGACCAGTATAAGTGGCAGTCTATTGATGACATTGGTGGAAAAGTAAAAGTAGATCAAGCAGACTCTACTGCAGGATATTTATCTAGCAAAATTATTGGTGACACTGATGCTGCAGGGAATGTTAATATCGTAGTATCCGATATAGGCGCTGATAATACATATAAGCATCTAGGTTTGCATGTTAATACGGATACTATTTATGGTGAAATTCTAGACAAAATGAATCCACCATCCTATGATTTATTTGGTGCTTATCCTGATGAAGTAGGTGTTTGCCAACTTACAGGTATAGGAGCATCTCTGCGAGCAAAAACGCTAAAAGATGCGCAAGGAAATAATCTAGCATGGAATCCTGGTACCGGAGATGCTGGTGCTGTGTACGGCAGGTCTTGCATTCCAGGTTATGCCTATGTACTGAATGCTACTGGGACACAAATTCGCAAGCGTGTGTGGTGTGCCTTTGGTAGCACAGGTGAGATATACAACTCATTTGATAGATATAACTCTACTACACGAGATACAAGTTTACTTACGGCAGATGCTTCGTATAGCAGGATACCTCAGGGTGCAGCGTCATGTGCTGCTTACATTAAAGATGGTAGCAATTATTATTGGATGTATGGTGGATTTGTTGATAATTATGTATATCTACTTGAGGATATACCAGCAAACTATAATGATGATGGAACATTCAAGGCATCTGGTTGGGTATGGACACCTTGTCCAAATCTGCCAAAAAATACAGCACATATTTGTTCAGTCAATACTGGTGGATTTTTGTACACCGGATATCAACTTGGTGGTGTAAACTATAAGGAAACAATTGCTGGTACGGGAACTACAGTAAAGTCTAACCCACCAAGAACTAATGCCGATTTAGTTCGTGTTATTACGGGTGATGGATCATCTGATACGTTTGCGTTGGCATGTCAACCATATCAGTCTTACAACTCGCCATCAGCAACAGCGGTTGACTCTGGTGGAAATTCTCTTACTGTTTCCAATGTTGCCTATGACGGTGGAACAAGTACCATTAATGTACGTCTTGCTGCTGCACCTGCATCCGGGTTAGTTGTAACTATAACCGCTCATAGCTATCAGTACAATCAGACCTATGACGGTGCTGGATTTTCAGGGGTTGGTTCTGATCATTACGGAACGTACAACATTATTGATCGTGATACAGGACGCATCTATACTAACGTATCAGAAGCTACTACAGGGACGTTTACGCCTTCTGCATTTAACTTACTACCTATTTATGTTCGTAATAGTTCCTCTGACAGTTATGGGACTGTAAAAGTAGATCGTCTTGGTACTACTTTTGGCAACATAACTAGCGATCCATATACTTGGTGGTCTAGCATACAGTCTGCTTATGGGTTGTGGGTAGCTACAACAGCGCTCAAGCAGCACGCTTCGGATCCCATTTATGCCTACTCAGATGATGGCATCCATTGGACTAAATATACAGATGGTATCGGTACTGGTACTGGTTCTACGCTTGCTATCTGGGACTCTCAGTCGGACGGCATGAACTGGTATGTTACCAACATGTATAACTCTACACCGCTGATATTTGAGTTGCTTGTGGATAGTATACCATCTCACAAGAGGCTCGTATGTGAAAAAGGCTTAGGAGTATCTGGTGACGCATTTTTGGTAGATATGCCCAGTACTTCTGTATTTGGTACAGATGAAAATGGCAAAATAGTACCAAGTAGCAGCGCTGACATTGGGAAGAATCTACATCTAAGCGATCTTGCCGATGTTTCTGTTGCCAGTAGAATCAACAACCAAGTATTAACATGGATTGATGCTGACAGTAAGTGGGAACCACGCACACCGAGTGGTGGTGGATCTTCCCTGCTTGTTGTAGATACATATTCAAAGGCTTTAATCCAGAGTGCCATTGTCTTCTCACCACAGCAATGGAGCCTATATTGGACGGGGTTTGACCTGGAATCTGGGTTTACTATATCGCCAACAAGCAGATTCACTGCCGTCTTAGGGCAAGCAGGGTCTTCATCAGATACATTTCACTTCACGCTAGGCCAGTATAGCTCGTCAACGTCTACATACAATACTCTGGCATACAGTAATAATGTTGGTATAACCACACCCGGCTTTATCTATGGTAATTGTGACTCCCTATCTACCGCACTAACTTTGCCTGGGGGTAGATACTATCTAGGCTTTGTTACCAACAGCACTGGGGCAAGTATTGGTGGTCTCACAGCATCTGCACTATTCAACGACATATCGCCATACTTCTTGTCTCTTAAGAAGGATAACCTTACGTCTTCAGTGGTACCCACATCCTTTACTTCGGTACAAGAGACACTAACAAGATACTTCATTAAGCTGGAGGCTTAATCATGGTGACCTTTGAAAAAGAGACTAAGCTATTGACAACTACACCAGCAGTTAACTCAACTGCTGTTGCTTTGGATACAGGTAAAACTTGGAGATATTTATCTGATGGGTGGGTGTCTACAGATGCTATTCTCGGAGAGACAGTACAAATTGCTGCTGTAGATGGTAATCAGGCGGCTTTTAAGGCTCGTGTTATTACAGGTACTACTCCTGGAGCATGGTACCCATATTACTCTGGAAGTGGTACAGGATACCAAGGTACTCAAGGACCCCAGGGAACTGCTGGAGTTGGCGTTCAAGGACCTCAAGGCGTGGCAGGATCAAATGGTACTACCGGTATTCAAGGACCGCAAGGATCTGTTGGAGCACAAGGTAACCAAGGTAATCAAGGTCCTATTGGATCAGGTAATGGACCTCAAGGACCTCAGGGTGTTCAAGGTGCTACTGGAGCTACGGGTTCTCAGGGCAGTTCTGGTACTGCCGGTGCTCAAGGTCCCCAAGGTGCTAATGGATCTCAAGGTAACCAAGGTAATCAAGGTATAGCTGGCACTAACGGTAGCCAAGGTGCTGCAGGTGCTCAGGGAAATCAGGGAGCTACTGGACCGCAAGGTGCGGCTGGTACCGGAGTTCAAGGCGCGCAGGGTTCAGCAGGTGTTCAAGGTGCGGCTGGTACGCAAGGTCCTCAGGGTGCTGCTGGTGGATCTTCAGAGTGGGTTGGTACTCTTGCTCAATATAATGCGCTTGGATCGTGGTCATCTACAACTGACTATTACATAACTGATGACACTAGTGGTGGTGGAAGTGGTGCTCAAGGACCTCAAGGACCTCAAGGACCTCAAGGAGCAACAGGAGCAACAGGAGCACAAGGTGTGCAAGGAAAGCAAGGAGTTCAAGGAGCTACAGGCAGTCAGGGATCTGTTGGAGCACAAGGCAGCCAAGGTAATCAAGGAACTATAGGTAATGCTAACATTACTGTTTCTACGTCTGCTCCTACAGGTACTCCAGCTAATAATGCTCTCTGGCTGGTGGTGAGTGCATGACGGCCCCCGTAAGAACATGGAGTACACCTCTTACATTCCGCACAGAGCAGTGCCCCGCCGTAGATTATACTAATAATATTGTTTATGTGTTTCCGTCTACATCAGCTAACGCTGTAAAGAAAACACTGGATAATGGAGTAACTTGGACTGATTTAACAACAGCTCCATTACAAGCGTGGAACAGCGGATTTGTAACATCAACAGGGCGTGTATTGGGCTTTTCTAGTTCGGGTACATATTGTTTTTCTGATGATTATGGCGCTACATGGACTACAACAACAACAGCTTTCCCTGCTAGTATAAACTGCTGTGACCAGACTTCAGATGGATCTATTTATTTTGGATGTTATGATAGTCATATTTATAAAAGTGTAAACAATGGTCTTACTTGGACCGATACATCTAATAATATACCTGTTAATGCACAATCTCTTACAGTATCTTGCATACGGCACACGTCATCTGGTATTATATGGGCGTCAATAGGTACATCTACTGGTAATAGTAATTCTAACATGTATTATAGCTCTGATAATGGAGCAAGTTGGTCAACCTCAGGCTACGGAGGGTATGCTTATACTCAGTTTGCTTTAATAGGGAGCAGATATTATGCCCCTATATTTGATACATCATATGTGTTCAATGGAACAACAGGCAGCTATACAGGCGCAGATGTTGGATTAACTAAACAGTGGTGGGGCTGCTTCCCAGATAATGATGGTAGGTATTATCTATCAAACTATGCACGTCAGGTCTACAGTACAACTAATTTTAGCTTGTTTACACTTGAGTATACAGCTACCTGGAGTGGTGCGCAGTTCTCTGGCATTGTTGACGCAAAAGATAACATATGGATATCTGGTGACGAGCTTACTCTTGGATCGGTGCCTGCGGTTACGCCAACAAAACAACTATATATCTACAGCAATGCAACATGGAAACCAGTCACATCAGCTTATGTTGGTGTGAACGGTACGTGGAAACTTGCTACACCATATGGCGGAATAAATAGTTCTTGGAAATAGGTAAAATAATATGAGTTTTAGACGTGGTACTACACTAATTGCAGGTGCTGGAGTTCAAGGTCCTCAGGGACCACAAGGATCCGCTGGAACTGGCGTCCAAGGAGCACAAGGTGCTGCTGGTGCTCAAGGTCCGCAGGGATTTAGCAGTATTAGTGTCGTTACCACAATGCCGGGATCTCCAGTGGCCAATACTCTCTACATAGTGACGACCTAATATGACAGCATCACTTGTATATGTAGATGGATCCGGCGTACAGCATAGCGTTTCAAATCTTGCTCTCGGATCAAGTGTTGCTAAGAGTGTATATCTAGGCAGCACAAAAGTATGGACAGCACCGACGACATCTACATGGATCAAAATGACATCAGGTAACACTTATGTGGCTGCATATAAACCAGCAACAAACATAAGCGTCTCCTCCTTTTCGCGCATTTCCAACATTGCTACCCTCAATAACGGTGTGTGTGGTATATGGACGTTATCGGGTGGTAATCTAATACCTGTAACTAATGCTTGTTTCTCTGGAACAACTGGAATAACAGTGACGGCTGGTGCTACTACAGGCACTTATCAGCAACAACTAATAACAAAAACATATACAACCAAACCAGCACTGATAGCAGGCACTACTTACTATTTTTATGTTGGTGAACGGTATGTAGATCAATATACTTTGAGTGGTACATGTGACTGTCCTGGGTATGCTCCTGACTGGGCATTCAGTGCATCGGCTAGCATGTCATTCACGGCGTCTGACATAGGCAATATTTACTTAAACGTTGTATCAGCTTAACTGGAGGGCATCATGGCTAATGTGACACTAATTAATCAATCAACGACATCTACAGATTACGTCTGGTATGGTACTGAGTATGCCATATATGACGCTATTGTAACCATAACTAATCTTACTACAGACGCTTTCGGGTATGATATTGTGTCAAGCCAGAATGGTCACATATCAACGATAACCTCTGTTCCTGTCACAAACTATGGTGCTAATTCTTCTATAGCGCTGACCTTAACAGGTGTGGTGGGCAGATTGGGAGTAAGTTTAGTTAACTCTAATGGCAATACAGTTAGCGTTACTATTAACTCTATCAATGCTGATTCTAGTAATAATTCTGCTCTGGTTGAACGGACTCTTTACAACTATACTCCACTATCGCTGCCTGCTGGTACTGCTACTGATATTATTAGTGCAGTATCTACACAAGGATTCAAAATTGTGCCACCACTGACAGGTAAGACGATTAAGTTTGCTCTTAACTACAACATCTACTGCCCTACAGCATCTACTAGTTGGACTTTAACACTTAAGCTTGGTACAACTACACTTTATACTGGTACTACTACAGGTCAGCAACAGATACGCAAATTGGAGTTTATTCTAGATCAAACAAATAACTACATATATCTACAGCGCAATACGCTTGTAGATAATGCCGCTGCCGTGCTTGTCACAAAGGTAGCATTCACAGACTGGGCAAATGCACAAGCTTTGTCCTTAACAATAACACCAACTGCTGCAGCTCTATTGATTGGGCTTGAAGCGGGATATGCAGAGTAAAAGGATATAGCATGAAAGACTTTCACGGAAAAATCATTAAGACACATAAGGATTGGGAGAACTCTAAACAGGACGCCAAGCTAGATAAAAAAGGTGGTCCACATGCGAAAGAGGGCTCCAAGGCTGATATGAAGGCCGACGAAAAGGGTCGTAAAGCCCATAACGCGAAGGTGAAACGTGCCAAGTAAGTTAAAATCACAGCATAAGTTAATGGAGGCTGTGGCGCATAACTCTAAATTTGCTAAGAAGGGTAGCATACCCCAAAAGGTAGGCAAGGAGTTTGTCGATGCAGATAAAAGAAAGGTTAAGACGAGATAAATGCCAGGCAATGACTCAACCCAGCTAATTGTTGCTCTAGTAAACAGTGTAAGAGATGATTTGCGGTCTGATATTGCTGATGTTCGCCAAGAAGTGGCAGAATTGAAACAAAAAAAGCCGCAACTGTTTGACTGGAAACATTATGTTATTTTCATTGCGCTGGTCTTCTCACTAGCGTTTAACCTGGGCTCTGAGTCGCAAAAGATTGACTTGTCAAGGACTGTTGATAGTAGCGCTTATCTACATACAGCCAAGGCAGCCGCCTCAAGTACCTATACAGACATAGCAAAAGCATACAAGTTAACCAATGGTAATGCTGCTGGTAATTAATTATGGATAACAACTTAGATCAAATACCTGGTGCTGGATGGGTTCTGGATGACCAAGGAAGGCCAGTCTTAGATCTTGGTGGCGAGGTATTACATGGAAACACTCTGCTGAGTGGGTTACTACACAACTATAACTTACCTATAGCTCAAGATGTAAGTAATACTAGCCCAGAGCAGGGTCCCCAGTTGTCTGATGTTCCTGCACTAGCTAGGGAGAATTTGATAAGGGGTGGTCAATATATAAAAGACCATCCTGGTGAAATACTAGCGGGATTAGCATCTCCAGAACTTGGTGTCCCGTGGTCTATTGCTGCTGGACTTGGTGGCTATTTATTTGATTCTATGCACCCATTCAGCAAGCAGGCCCCCGACTATAAAACAAAATCAGCAAAAGAATATATTGCTAACGCGTTGCTATCCGGTGCTCTTAACGCGGTCCCCGCATCCAAAGGTAGTGACGAATTAACCGATGCTGGTTTAAGGTCTGCTATGACGGATGCGTCTAATTTTGCTAGTCGTGAGGTAGTACCAGAAGCTAGCGAAAGCATGAAGACCGGTTTTGTCGGTCCTAGTACAAGAGCAGAAGCATCGTTTGAACCGTGGCCAGGAACGCCACTACAAGCGCCCAACTTAAACATTGGACCTAAACCTAGAACCATACCTGCGGAAGATGTTGGTGGTGTGCCAACTTATCAGGTATTAAACTACGATGCTATACCTGGATCTAAAGATATTGAAAAGAAACTTATTGATGAAGGTAAGCCAAGATTTGTGCCGTCTAGCACCACTAAAAATCCTTTTTTTGATGATTTGTTAGTAGGCAACAATGCTTATACTACAGATATGCGTACCCCCGAGGGGCAACTATATGCGGAGCGTATGAGTGGGGTGGATCCGTCTGTGCAGCGAGAATTATATGCGGGATGGAGCCCTAAAACGTTTAATCCTGATCAGGCATCATACACGATGGCCTATAAAGGGAACCCCAATGAAGATGAAATGCTTCATGGAGCCGAAGAGTTAGATTTCCACCAGGATCCTGCAAGCGGTTTATGGTACAAGCCCAAATGGTTATCAAATCGTACTATTGGCGCCGAAAGCTACAGTCACCCTATACTGGAGACTCCACAGTATGGTGACGCTATAAAGGCAGCAATACAATCAGGTAAAATAACTAAAGACAATCTTCCTAAGATGTTTTCGTCTGTTAAAGCGTTGGAAGATTGGGCTGATACATATCAACAACATAGATCTAGTGATATACAGACAGTATACAATAATATATTAGCGGGTGATCCTAGGCTCCAGGGACAATATGCTACTTACGTACCATTCATCAAAAACCCTAGAATTATAGATAAGCGGGGTGAGGGATGGCATAAAGCTTTGCCGGGCGAACCTGAATACGTGCCCAATATGCCGTTTGAGCAGGGTGGACACGAGTATCAAAATCTGCAGATAGCGAATGCTCGCAAACAAGGTAAAGATGCTGTTATTTATAAAAATCAAGTAGATCCAGGGAACTTAAGTGATCAGGTTTGGCAATTTGCGGATCCAGAGAAGTATGCTGCTGGCTTGATTCCACAAAATGTGCATGTCGTATTTAACCCACGTAGTTTATCCTATCCGGAGAGCTATATGTGGCGTAATTCTATGCGCCCGCTAGCAGCAGCACCAATTGCTGCCGGGTTAGGAAGCTATTTGCTCAAACAAAAAGAAAAGAAAGATGAACAATGAGTATATTCACAAAAATCAAAAGTCTTTTTAGCAATAGCACACTGGCAAGGACGATCCTACGAGGAGCTATTACAGAAGGATCCAGCGTTGCGGCTAGTGCTGTGACGACTGTATTAGTAACACATGGTGTAACTGTGCCGCAGGATGTTGTACACGAGATAATTAGTGCTGTTATTGGCAAGATTGAGGATGCCATCTGATGATCAACAGTCGAAAAGTTGAAGACCTAAAACCAGATGCGCAGAATGCTTGCCTAAAGTTCATACGTCTTTGTACAGAGGCCGGTCTAAACATTAAGATTGTTCAAACTTTGCGTGACGCGGAATATCAGCATATGCTGTACGAACAAGGTAGGACAGCACCTGGCAAGATAGTCACAAAATGTGATGGATATAATAATAAGTCCAGGCATCAATCAGGAGAATCCTGGGATGCTGTTGTACTTAATGACGATGGAAGTATCAACTGGAGTGATGCGTGCCTGTACAAAAAGATGGCTGATATAGCCGTCAAGCAAGGATTAACAGCAGGCTTCTACTTTAGCTTTAGAGACTTAGACCACGTGGAGATGCCCAAATGAGCTATTATTACACAATACAGGAAATAGACGATCTGCTGGAAATATCCAGCAGAATACAAGCTGAATCACCTTATGTGGTTTGTATATTAGGCCCTGACAAGCTTCAGAAAGCGGCTAATGGTGTTGGACCGGACAGTTTTCCATCTATAGTTAGACGTACTTTATCTATACTACTACCATACGCTGATGTAGCTACAATGATCCACGACGCCGAGTTCGAATATATCAAAGACGCTTCTAAGGCTGCGTGGGAGGGGGCTAATTTAAGATTTTACCGTAATTGTTTGAAACGAGTAAAGGATCTGTACGGTTGGTACGATCCTCGTAGGTATATCAATAATAAGCGGGCTGCTGCTGACTACGCTTTACTTGGCGGAGACATCTGCTGGGATGCCTGGCTATCAGCCAAAAAGAGATACGCTTAGTCTGTTAATGTTATAATAGATGACTCTATCGCATCTATTCTTTGCTTAATATTTAGAATTAAATCAGCTTGAGCTTTGGAGATTTCTTCGTAGGCTTCAATCTTATTTGATATGTCAACAAGTACTCTTTGTAGCTGTGAATTAGTGTACTCAAGATGCTGTACTCTATTCTCGGTATCATTTACATAAGTCAGATTGGCTGCATTTTGCTGATTGCTAACCCTACCTAAATATGCAGTAAGACCATCCCCAGCAATCCCACTATTGAACATGTCCATGTATGGATTAGCATCGGGCATCACACATCCCCAAATAAAGATATACCGAAATCTAGTGCTTCGTGGGCTAGCTCTCTAGACTCTGCTGCAAGCTGTTCATCTGCCCATTTACCTGGCTTGTAGTGTGTGGATAGTTTATTGATAGCTTTGTCAAGCTCTTCAACAATAGCTTTAGCCTTATCTGTAGTAGCAGTATCGTCTAGCTTAGATAGCCAGCAGTACAACAGTATTAGAGGATGGCGCATGTGGTAGATACTGCTCTTATTTAGTGTCTCTACTTGAGCAGCTAAACGTTTCAATAAATCTGATAACTGGCCTGCCTGCGTCATACCTCACTCCAGTTATTGCTGATAGGCTCGATCATAGGACGATCTTCTTGTGACTCCTCAAATAGCTCTGGCGGCATGCTGTGCTTATTTATACTGTATGCCTGTGTTGCATGCTGGAGTGCCTTTGTGTCACGTATGATATTGTCTATTGTTACTGATTCTATGGATTTCATGTTATTCTCCAAAAACAAAAACGCTCTTCAGGACTTAAATGTCACCTGACCCGTGACAATGCCTGAGAGCTAAGAGTGCTTGTGAGGTGGGTCAGACCTCTCTCTAACAAAAGATAGTAACAAAATTAAGAATTGCACGCGGTTTTTACATATTTGCAAAACTTTTTATTAATGTCCTAGTTGACTGAACGACTTGGTTGTAGGCTTCTGCGGCGCATCTAATGGTCTGCGAGAAGCAAACTCCTGGATCATCTTGGCTATGTTTTTCTCTGGACGCCTGCTATACACTATATCCATTATCTCTTGTACCTGCCAGATCCACATACCATTAGCATGTACTCTTAGCATGGTGCCAACAAGACTACAGTAGTCACCATAGCTAGAGTGACCAGACGACCGTGGAAGCAGTGCTAGACGTTCCAGATGGGCTTTGCGGACTGCTGTAGCATAAGACATCCAATCGTCTACATGCTTGTACTCACCAGCCTCTTGGACATAAGTACGCTTATTGGGCAAGCTACTCAGTGCTGGAGATTCAGCAATTTGTTTGCGTAGTCTACTAAGACTATAGTATTCACCAATATTGTAGCCCCAGCTATAGTAGTCTCCTCTGTTAGGCACGCACTGTAGATTAGTATAGCTGGTGCCGTCGTTGCCTGGGAAGTAATCTTGTAGAGCAGCTTTGGCTTGTGGGTTATGGATCTGCTGGTAATCAATAGGCTCCATGAGTGGCAATACCACACGGAATCTAGGGCTCTCAGGTGTGTGTGATCGGCTAGTATACCAGTAATACTGTAGATCTGGATACTGCCTTACAAACTGTTCTGGCGTCGTCCCATCCTCGTAGTCTAGCATGATAGCATAGATATCTGTAATGGTACTTATGTCATGCTGCTCGGCTGATGCATGTGCAAACATATATACAGGACAGTTATTTTTATCTATGGTGTTAGGTTGCGGTAAAATCTGGAAGAAATAATCCCAGGCTTGATCCTGACTAAACTGTAGCCACTCTTTTTGATACTTGTTAGTCTTGTATAACATTAGTTAGCCCCACCAAAAGTTGAGCCGAATGCTGAAATGTTTAGATCCTTTACCTGTTCTAATGTTTTTTGTGGCGGCTGTGGTACGGGACGATCAGCCATAAAGTCAGATAATGTTGTAGTCAGAGGTTGTGGTGCTACTTTTGGTGCTCCTAATCCAGGCGTCCAGACTTGTGGTGCTGTAACCGCAGAACTCTGTGGTGTCTTGACACGGCTATACTCGTCTAGTGTATACATGTCAAGTATGTCTATATTTATTTGTTTGTGCTTATCAACAACTCTAATGTTATAGCCTGGGACATTCTCCAGGTCGCGACGGAAATTAGGCCAGGTTTTCGTGGCTCTTTTTGTCTCTCCGCAATAAGCCTTGTACTGGCGATAAGCGTCGTCAAGAGGCATCCAGTGTAGTTCGTCGCGGCAGAACAGTACGCCTCTATCGTCAATCCAGTCAGAGACAGTAGACTGACGTAGATACTTGGTCCGTTCAGACTCAAAATTTGGATAATACGAGTCTCCTACAGTAGGTAAGAAATTTGGAGAGTCAATACTGATGTCGCTCAAGGCTCTAAGCAGGCAGTCGTGGTTAAGGGGTACATTTTGTGCGTCCCTAGGTCCCCAAACAAGCAGAGCGTCTTCTGGGTGGGCCACGAAGGCGGCGTGGTTGGCCTGCAGCCCAATCTTAGGCATTATAAACCTACGACTCAGAGCCTCGTCAAATGAGATGGTTTTCCATGGCTCCTGGTTGGCTGTGCCTACTAGAGATAGCGACACATGTACCTTGGAACTGTGGTTAGTGCCCATAGATCTGGCGTCTTTACTGCTGCAACCGGTAATGCTCTTGAGAGACGCTTGCAGGCTTGTGTCATCTATATCCATGTTGCCATCTCGGCCACGAGAAAACTCGTCCACGTTACCAACCAGAGCTGTTGCTGCTGATATCCACCTGCTGTCCAGTAGTTGCGTCAGTTCAGGGGTGATGTAGGTGTCACCCAGAAACTCGCTAAATAAATCCTCCCATCCTTTGGTTTTATACGTGCCAGCAGCACCCCATAGTATAATTCCACTATGCATTATGATGTTTCGTTGCGTGCATATCTGTATTTTAATGTTAAGCAACAGTTGCTTCATACTACGTATAAATACCTCTCTATCACATTGTAGCTCATAGCAATTATAGAATGCGTTTGCAAATACATCACTATATCCAGCGCAGTCACCCACAAACTTGTTGCAGTCATCTATACGCTTCTGTGCTGACATTACTTTTTGCATGGATGGCATTGCACGAGCATATTTAAGTATAGCCATAGGAGGTACATTAAGTGTTTTAGCAATAGCTTTATTGGTTGCCAATGAGTCAATAATAGATACAATATCATCTTCAGGAACGGATGCTTTGGCATGATACCACACACCATCTTTATATGATATATTGGATTCGGAGAGAAAATTATCGCACTCACGCTCAATTTGAGTCTCCGTAAGAGCTTCTCCCTGTGTAGTAACCGACTCTGCTACTTTTGCTTGCATGTAGGTGCTGATGTCTGCCTCGGAGATCATGCCCATGAATTGTTGGTATATCTCTCCTATTACAGCAGGAAGAGGCTTGTATGAGCCACCGTACTTGATCTTGCCCTTAGGAGAGATGTACAAAGATTTTGCTTGCATAAGTCTATCTAAGCTCGTAGCTTGTTCCGTTGTCATGTTATGCTCCAAAAAAAAAGACTCTTAGACTTATGCCCTGCCTGACCGCAGAACTGCTAAGAGCCTCAAAAGTTAATATGAAGAGAAGG